ACTTCATGGCGGTGTCGATGCGCAGGTTCTCGAGTTCAAGCAGCCGCTTCTCGCGTTCGATTTCGTCTTCCTCGTCCTCTTCCTTCTCCATCTCCGGCTTTTCGCCCTCCCCTACCGCGATCATCAGCGCGGGCGGGCGTTCGGAAGGCATTGCAGGAGCAGGGGAAGGCGCCACACCTTGCAGCTTGGCCAGCTCCGTCGCCGTCTTGGCCTGCGTCAGCTCGGCGTCGGCAATGGTATTGAGCACGTCCGCGCGCGCTTTCTCCGCCTTGGCCACCGCCTCCTCGGCTGCGGCTTGCAGGTAGATCGCGTTCGGGTCGGCGGGCTGGCCTTGGCCTGCAATAGCCGCCATCTCCTCGAGTTCTGCTTCGGTCGGCTTGACGACGCCCATGCTTACCAGGCGCTTGCGGAAGAAGTCTCGCGCGTCAACAAGCCCTTCGGCTTCCATGTTCATCAGCGACAGCGCCTGAAGAACCTGCTGCGTCTCAGGGTCCGACGTAACTGTCAGCATGCCTGTTAGCGCACGCACGGCAGCGGCTTTCTTGCTCGCGCTGCTCGGTCCAACATCTGCAACTACATCTAATTTAGCGCGGGACAGGTCGTTATCGAGTTCCAGACGCCCCGTGTCCTCGTCAATGCGCGGCGTCATTAGGACGACCTTGCGCACCCGGTTGCTGTCGTCGATGCCTTTCATGGCGCGGTCTTCTTCGACGTAGGTCTCCTGCGCCATCGAGAGCCAGATCTCGCCCGACCGCTTTACTGCGACGGCGAAGTTGCTCATGTAGATGAAGGTCTGGTTATCCAGCCGCTGCTGGATCATCTCGACGGCTTTGCCCGAGATGTTCGAGACGATCTTGTCGCCTTCGTTCTGGTTGCCGAGGATGTCCTGCATGTCCACTTCGGTGAGCTGCAAGAGCGCGGCCATTGCCGGCGGGATTGCCGGACTACGGGTATAAGCGACGGGACCGACAGCCTGCTGGCTGCCATCCGGCGTCGTGATCGGGTTGATGAGCAGATAGGGATAGTTCTTGATGTTATCCTCTGCCCACTGGATCTGGTGGCCTGCGACCTGCTCCGGCACCATGATCGGCTTCTCGACACTTGAGAGCGCCGATATCTCGCCGAGCTTGGAGAGCTGCATGTTCTTCAGGCGCTGCGCGTCCTTCGCCAGGCGCACGTGACCCATGCACCGCTCGACGTTATCGACGAACCAACGCTTGCCATAGGTCGGCACAATAGGAATGCACGTCCCTGCGATGTAGCCGCAGTCCTCGAGCACGCGGCCGCCGGAGAGAATGTACTTGTGAACGCGCCGCTTCTTTATGCGCCGCTGACGCACCTCGGTCGAGCCGATGGCAAGCAGCGTCGCCTCAAGCTCCTCGTCGGCGTCGAAATCCGCCTGCGTGTAGCGCTCCTCGTTGCCGCCGATGTCACGCCACATGCGCAGCAGCTCGGACACCTCTTCGACAACGTAATACTCCGCGACGTACACCACGTCGGGCGTATCCCAGTCGAATTCGGTCTGCTGGATCTCTTTCGGCCAGTCGGCTGGAGAGTCGTTGTAGGTGTCCTGATACGCTTTCCTCGTCATGGACGAGATGACGAAGCAGTGCTTGGCGTCCGCCTTGTCCTGGCGCTTGGCGTCGAGATCGAAGAAGACACTGGAGTCCGCGTCATAGATCGGCTCTATGCGGATGCGCTGGTGCTCATTCTCCGGGTCGTACTCATCCTCGTAGCAGGTCCGCAGCCGCCAGGCGCCGAAGCCGCCGCCGACAGCCTCCTCGAAGGCGTTGTCGTAGGCTTCCATCGCCCCGCTGTCCTGCTCGTCCGCACGGAAAAGCATGTCGCACGTGTCAGCAAGGCGGTCGTTTTCCGTGCCATCCTTAGCCAGAAAATCGACCGTGACGCGGCTGTTGCGGTACTCGTTGATAATCCGAATGACCGCGAGGTGGACTTTATTGACTTCAAATCTGGGTTTGTTCTCGAACTGGTACCCGAGCGGGCCTTCCCACTGCGCGCCTGCTATCGAGTAGAACCGACGGTCCTGCAAGCATTGCAGCCGCTCGTCGCGCACCGCTGACTGGATATCATCGAACTGCGACATCGCGTTCTGATGGACCTTATCGAGCCGCTCGCTCTTTGTCATACGGACCATGCGGTCACCATCGGTTAGCTATCGGAATAGGGGCCACCTTAGCGCTTGGCAGGCACGCTACGGGAAACGCGAAGGTCACTGCCAGTGCGTCGGCAGCATCCGGTGACGCCAGCCCTCGGGCTTTCATCTCCTTTTTGCCTTCAAGGAAAATTGTACCTGATGAGTTAGGCTTCATGATAGGTCCGCTGAGATCCATCTTCAGCGCCTTGTCGTCCGGTATTGACGCCGTTTTAAGCCAGTCCTTCATCGCGCCCCACAGCTCCGCGCGTTTGTTGCCGTACATGATCGGATTCTTCGCCTTCCACCCGAAGTTAACTCCGCGCACGATCTTATACTGCTGCTCATGTAGCCGGTCCAGGATGCCGTACCCGAGCCCGCCCTCATCCAGCGCCACCAGCGCCGGTCTAAACTCCTCTATAGCCTCAATGACGCGCCCCACGATCGTCATCGTGTCCTCGCCCTGGTAGCGCCGCAGCGTCACAAGGTCGCGCCCTTGCCGCACGGCGATCACCGTCGAGTCCGCGCCGCCCCGTGCCGGGTCGACGCCCAGTATGATCGGCGCGCTGCTGTCCTTGTAGCGGGGCCTCAGCACCGCGTCAACGACCACGGAGGGCGGTATGAACTGATCGTCGTTCGCGCTCGGAAACTCCCCATAGACCTCTACGCGGGCCTGTGAGGAGTCCTCGCCGTACTCGTCGATAATCTGCTGGTAGACCAGCTTGTCCGTGTCCTCGACCGTTCTCGCGTCCACCTGACGCGTTGACCAGAAGCTGCGCTTGGCGTGAAAGCACTCGAAGAAGTACCCCGAGCCTCGGCGAGGGTTACTGAACGCGAACCAGTACCGATCGAGGATGTTTTCCGTAAAGAATCCAGCACCAACGGACCAGATAGGGTCTGGAATACCGCTCGCTTCGTCGAAGATCAACATCATGCCGTCGTGGTTGTGGACGCCCGCATAGCTGTCCGGGTTCTCCTCAGACCACAGCTTGCCCTCTGCCGCCCAGTAGCGCGTCCCTTTCTTTAGATCGCGCTCCACGAGGTCCGTCAGCCACTTGGCGGGCATCAGTTTGGTGGCGGAGATCTCCCACCAGTGCGCGTTGACGATCATCGTCGACCACTTGGTCAGCTCGCCCCACGTCACGGAGCGCAACTGCGACTCTGAGTTCGCGCTCACGATGACGCTCGAGCCGATGCGGGTCGATAGCATCCACAGAATGAGCCAGCTTACCAGCGCCGACTTGCCGATCCCGCGTCCTGACGCCACGGCTTCGCGCAGCGTCTCCATCTGTAGCTGGCCTTTATTGCGTATAATGTGGTTCGCAATGTCGCGCAGGACCTGGCGCTGCCATTGGCGCGGGCCCTTATACGCCGCCAACGGCGTGTTCGGCTGCCCCCACGGGAACGAGAACAGTACGAACTTCTCGGGATCGTCTTTGATGTCAACGGACCAGATCCGCGACATCAGGAGCTGTTCATCTTCCGGTGAGTAGATGGGTTTCTGCATTAATGACGCGCTCCTCTGCCGCCCTTAGCGCGCCGATCACGCTGATGCGCTGATCCACTTCGACGGAGATAGCTTGCTTCGCTACCCACCCGTGTGCGTGTTGCAGGATCGACAGCGCCGCCTTCGCGTCGCCCGACTGTGCTGCGTTGTACAACACTTCGCTGGCGGCGCGCTCGGCGTCGGCGCGTCCCTTTAGTTCAGCCAGCTCTGCGGTTTGATCGAGTTCTTTTAGACGATTGTATTCAGCGGGTAACAGTCCCGCGTTTAACGCCAGCGAGTCGCCCTTTAAGCCCAGATACGCCGCCTGGTAGATGCGCTCCAGCACCACTTCAGTGGCGCGCACTTCGCGGATGCTGAGAGGGAGACTCTTGAACATGCCGGACAGTTTAGTTGCGTCGCAGGAAATTGCAATGTTAGGGATAGTTTTGCAAGAAAAAAAAAATTTTGTGCTATGCAGTTTTTTGCAAGAAAAAAAATTTTGTGCGGACCCTACGTAAACGAAATCGACGTCGACCGCTTCGAGGGGTGTACCCCCAGCCGCCAGC